AGTATTAGAGAATTGTCATAAAGCCTTGAAAGGTGAAGATATTAGAATTGCTACTAATAATTATATGGAAGTAGGTAATGTCTTGGAAAAACCTGTAGCTGAATTAGCGGCTAAAAGAATTGGCTTATTGGATATACAGTTGGTAGTAGAAGAAGCTGTAAGACATAACAAGGTCACACTAAATGGATCAATAGATTGTATTGGTGTTGCTGATAATCTTTTTATCACCAAAGATGTAGAGAAAGGTTTTTATTGTCCTGAACTTGAAGATGGTGAAGGCATTAAGCTAAATGGTAAAGGAATTGTGGAGATCAAAATTACCAACGCACCATTAAGCGAAAGCCTACCAACCTATCGTGGTGTTATACAAGTTAAAGGTCTTATGGCTATAACCGAATATTCTTGGGCGGTAGTATGTGTTTTAAATGGTTCTGATCTAAGAATGTATTTCTATCAGCGAAATGAAGAATGGGAGAAGGATGTGCTTGAGCCTACTGTCATAGACTTTAACAACAGGATTGCTCATTGTGATTGGTACGATCCTTTTGATACCAAAGAAGCTGGATATATCACACCGCAAGACAATGGCGAATCGACAGAACTTACAAAGCAAGATCAAGTACAGATAGATAACATTGTGGCTTGGGAAGCACAGATAAAGAACCTAAAGGACAATATCGAAGAAGCTAAGAAAAGCATCATGATGTCTATGAAAGACGCTAAGGAAGGCTATTCTGAATCGCATAAGGTTGTTTGGCAGACTGTTAATTACAAAGCACAACCTGAAAAGGTAGTACCAGCAAAAGATGCCTATACTTCAAGAAGATTTAGTATCAAAGAATTACCAAAAAAAGATTAGATAATAGTTGTATATTTGGTTATTAAAACTATCATTTTTATAAAAACTTAGTCTAAAAAATACACCTAAAATCTTTTAACAATAGTTGTAAATATCTGTGTATTTGCTAAAGTACACATATTGATTAAGGAGAAAAACATGACTAACCAAGAATACAAATTAACTTACGACAAAGAAAACAAAAATCTTGCATATTATCGTGGCTTTACAGTACATCTCTCAAGAAGAAAAAGACAAAAAGGCTATAGTTTCAAAACAGAAACTCAATACAGAGTTAGACAATTAAAACTGACTGAGTGGAATAGAGATGCCTTCAAAGCAAAATTAGATAAATGGCTTGAATCAAACCATAATAATTGCAGACAGTATCTTAGTGATAGTTAATTCTCCCCTATAACGAGTCGGTAGTTTCTATCGGCTCGTTTCTTTACTTGTACCGCATAAGTAGAATCCAATAGTTCTTCACCAGCTAGTTCAAAATCTCTTTCTTCCATAGCTTCAAGCATCTTGGTGAATTTTAGTAACCGATTAATGCCTAAGCAAAAACACATATCTGCCAAAACTAATCTTACGTTGTAAGGCATTGATTGCCAAAAAGGTATGTTCCTATCAAGATCATTAAACACACCATCCATATCATTTGCTAATAACATCTCAGCTTCTTGGACAGTTATGCCATTGTCAGTTAGATTGCGACCAACACCAATCGTAGTTTTATCGCTGGTACATTGATAAGGTTTAAGTTCCATGCCTTCATTCTTGATAAGCATTTCTTTTAAATCATCAATCAGTTCTTTAGTAACACCTGTTTCCATTATGGCTTGTACGAATCTTTTATGTTTTCTTCTCGCATATTATTTCTTGCGACACCTTTGAATTTTTCAAAACTTCGCATACCGCCTAGACCTAACATTGATAATGTCAAAGTCATAAGACCTTCAGTATCAATCTCAGGTGGCACAATATCAATGGTAAATGTCCAAACTACCCAATTAAGTATCGGTGCTAAAAAATACGCCCATGCTAATCCCAATGCACAAATCCACATGATTGCTGGTCTTGCACCAGCTACAAAGATAGAACCATGTTTTGCTTGTGCAAGATTTATTTCATTTTGTGATTTTTGCAGATCAATCATTTGTGATTTAATACTAGCTTCTAATTCCATACGCTTAGTTTTGTCAGGTATGGCTTTACCGATTAGATCACTTATTGGTTTAAAAAATTTATCAATCATATCTGCACCTCGTCTATTCTTTTTTTAGCTATATTAAAATAATTTGTATCAAGTTCAATACCTATAAAATTCCTGTTTAAATTTTTACAGGCAACACCTGTTGAGCCACTTCCCATTGTAAAATCTAAAACAGTATCATTTTCATTAGTGTAAGTTTTTATAAGGTATTCTAATAATGCTACTGGTTTTTGTGTTGGATGTAATTTTTCTTTATCAGAATTAAACTCAATCAAATTTAATGGATAACGATAGCCACTATTATCTGTAATTATTGTTTCTTTAGAATTTGGATTATAAGTTTGTGCAGTTTTACCTTGTTTTATTTTATATGGTTTTCCTTTAGTAAATTGTGGATAATATTTTGCTTGTTTATTATAAAAACAAGATATTATCTCTGTATTTCTTAAAGGTTGTTTTTTTGCGTTTAAATATCCTGTTGAATATTTTTTTTTTCCAAATCCAATCGTATTTAAAGTTTTTAATATTGCTCATTCTTAAAGCACTACTAAATGGCTCAGAACCAAACAAAGCTATACAACCATTATCTTTAATAACTCTTTTAAGTTCATTCCACATTTCATCAAAAGGAATCACATTATCCCATTTACAAGCTGTCGTGCCATAAGGAATGTCAGTCAGTACAAAATCAATTGATTTTTCTTTAAGTGTTGGCAGAACTTTTAAACAATCATCATTGTAAAGATCAATCATCCTTACCTTCTAATATGTTTTTTAGTTTTTGTCGCTTTTCATAAGCTGAATCTTGATGTAAGTCTTTATCAACTATCTTTTCTAATTTAAGGGATTCTATCTTAGTATTGCTGATATATCGCCATGTGTAGCCATCACGACCATAAACACCAAAGACAGTAGTACCCATGCCTATTTTAATTATCATGGCTTGTTCGCCATCTAATAAGACCTTATCGCCTTCGTTGAATTGTGAGTTGAGCTTAAATTTAAGACCTTTAATAAAAGATACAGAATAGTCTTTTAGAGCAAGACCTCCTAAAACACTTGCTAGAAATATAGAGATTTCAACATAATATTCTTCAAGGTTCATCTTACATGAAGAAGGCATTAATCACTAGGGAAGATAATAGACCGATAACAATACCAGCTATCTGCCATAATCTTTTATTGGTAGTATTTATATCCGATTCGATAGAATCTAATCTGCGGAAGTTCTCCTTCCATTTCTGTTCGCAAACTCTTTCATGCCTATCCAAAGCATTTGATACTTGTTCAACAGTTGGCTTTTTAGTCGATTGTCTTGGTTTCGCTGTCGCTTTCTTTCTCGGCATTTCCTATACCCCTAAGGCTTTCTAATAATGACTTAGATTTAAGATCAACCAATTGTTTTTTATCGGCAAATTCTCTAGCCATTGGTTCAATCTCTACACATCTTTGTTGCAAGGCTAAGACATCATCAAATAAACTTCTTTGTTCATCGGTCATATCTTCTTTGTTGTATTCTTCAACCTCGCCATTATCGTTTCTAACTTGTATATCTGACATATTATTCTCCTATTGTTTTTGTTTCTTGTGTTGGTGTTACTAATTCTGCTATTTGGTTGCTTACATTAGTTTTTAATTCTGTAACTTTATCTTCTCCCAAAGCAGATTGAACCCAGCCTGTGATTTGGTCATTGGTTAAATCAGCAAAAGCAGTAAAGCTAGATAAGTCTGAAGTGTCTAATCCTTGTGAACCATATACAAAAGCAGTAACAGCGACATCATTGCCTTCTAAGTCTTCAACAGTATTAGCATCATCTGTTCCTGTTAATCGCCAGTGAACATTAAAAACAGTATCTTCATTGCCATCAATGGTTTTTACATCTACAGTTTTGCAATCCCAAGTATAATTTATTGCCATGTTATCCCTCTAATGTTTCTACTCTAGTTTTTAAATCGTCTAT